ATATTTTGATAAGGGTATATACAATATGATGACAAATAAATTCAAAAAGTTATTTGAAACCATTGATATATCTGAAGATTTGATAAAAGAATTTTTACTAGAATATAGTGACAGTTTGAAAGGAAATTTAGATGATGGTCCATCAACTTATTATCAAACTTTAAATGCCTATGAAAAAACATCTAAGGATTGGTTAGATAGTATTTACAAAAAAGAGGGATGGAAGGTCGTTGATTATGCTGTCAGAAATAATATTATAAGACCGGAAGAGAATGTTGCAAAAGCCGTAGAAGACCATACCAGAAGAAAACCAGGACAAAAACATTACAATTCTGTACCACTTACTTATATGGATCACGGAACACAAGGTGGTTCTAATACAGCCGTAAACAAATATAAAAAACATTTAGACGATGTTGTAGGCCCAATAGGTTGGAAAGTAGTTGATTGGATGGGAACATCTGCAGCGATTGATAATATAATAGGAAGTGTATTCGCGGCTGGTGCTAATGCAGAAATAGACAAAAGTTTCTTAGATACTATAGATTTAGACAATATTGAATTTTTAGAAGAAAAGACATTTTCTAAAGAATGGTGGAAGAAAGAATTACTATTAGAGGGTGGTGCTTATGGACATCTTAATCATCCATTTGATGATAAAAAATTAACGTTTTCAGATTTTAAGAAACTAATTATTAATACACTACAAGGTAAACTTGATAAAGAAGGACCTGTTACAGAAAAAACAGATGGACAGAACATAATGATAAGTTGGAAAAATGACAAACTTATCGCAGCAAGAAACAAAGGGCACATCAAAAACTTTGGTGCTAATGCTTTAGATGCCAATGGTATAAAGAATATGTTTTCGGGTAGAGGTGATATTGAAAAAGCATTTGTTACCGCAATGAATGATTTAACTAAAGCTTTAAAAGGTTTAAGTAAGAAACAAAAAGACAAAATATTTGGTGAAGGTAAAAGATTTATGTCTTTAGAGGTTATGTATCCTGCTACATCAAATGTAATACCTTATGATAAATCTCTACTACAATTTCATGGAACTATTGAGTATGATGAATTTGGCTCTCCTATTGGAGAAAATAGAGAAAGTGCTAGGGTGTTGGCTGGTATGATAAAACAAATAAATCAAGACATACAAAAAACTTATACAATAACAAAGCCATTTGTTGCTAATCTCCCACAGGTTAAAGATTTTAGTAAGAGACAGAGTTACTTTTTAGGTAAACTCAAAAAATTACAAAGTGAATATCAGTTAAAAGATACCGACACTTTGGCCGATTATCATCAAGCATATTGGATGGAGTATATTTATAATGGTGGAAAACAAACAGATTACAAACACCCTGATAATAGAATTTTGATGAAATTAACAAAGAGATGGGCGTTCTTTGATAAGTCGTATAAGATACCACAAATAAGAAAAGATTTAGAAAAGTATCCAAAGTTTTTAGATTGGGTTTTGAGCACTGATAAGATGAATCATGCTAAACTACAAAAAGAACATATTAGAGATTGGGAAGTTCTCTTTTTCGAGTTGGGTGCGGAGATATTAAAAAATATGAGTGACTTTATTGCAGCAAATCCATCTGAAGCAGCTCAAAAAATTAGGAAGGATTTGGTAGGTACAATCAACAAAGTTAAAAAGTCTAAAGACCCAAAAGTATTGAACACATTAAAAGTTCAGTTAGATAGACTAAAAGCCTTAGGTGGACTAGATGCAGTTGTTCCATCGGAAGGAGTTACGTTTGTTTATAAAGGTAAACTCTACAAATACACAGGAGCATTCGCACCAGCAAATCAAATTTTGGGTATGTTAAAATTCGTATAGGAGTAGGTTATGGGATATAGTAAAGAATCAGAAAGACAAAACAAAGTTTTAGGTGATTTATTATCTGGTAGAGAACCGGATAAAAGAGTTATGATTGGTTACGAGGGTAAAGGAAAAGAAAAGGGTGATGTAATACCAAAGATGACTGAACTGATGCAAGATGTTAGGATGCCTTTATTTTGTCCTTCTTGTAAGAAAGTAATGAAAAAAAGATTAGATGACAAAATGTGGAGACTGTATGAACATTGCTTTGATTGTCAATTAGATTTTGAACACAAACTTAGACTTGAAGGTAAGTATGAAGAGTGGGAAAAACAAAAAGTTAAAGAAAATAAAATATCTTTTTTGAAAGAACAAATACAGGCAATCAAAGAATGGAAAGATATGAAAGCACCTGAGTGGTATAACAATGTTGGTGTTGCATATCCTGAATTAGAAAAAGAAACTTGGAATGTAGATACAGAAAAGATAAAGTCTATGGCTGATGAGGCATTAGAAAAATTTGAAGAAACCCTTAATGAATTGGAGAATTAGTTATGAAACTTTGGAAAGTAATATTAGGAATCTTTGGATTAGTTGGTGGACTTTTTGCTGCAAAACAGGTTAAGAGCAAGGAAGTACAAAAACTTAAAAAAGTTATTGACGAAAATAAAAAAGAAGAAAAGAAAGTAGAAAAACAAATTAAAGAATTAGAGGAAGCTAAAACTGCATCTAGAAGAGAAATAGGTAATATGAAAAGAAAACTAACTATCTCTAAAAAGAAAACTAAAAAGATGGAAGAAGTTTACGAAAACGATGAAGTCGAATCTGCTGAAGATTTTTTAAGAAAGTTTGCGAAGAGTAAGTAACATGAAGTATATCTGGATTTTACTCTTAACACCTTTGTTAGCACAAACAACCTTCACAGAGGCAGAAGCTTTAGAAATGATTAAAGCACGTGATGCTCAATGGGAAGGTAAAATTCAAAAAGCTGATTCTTTGATTTCATCACAAAAAGTATTAATTAGTGATTATGAATCTTTGATAGAAAAATTTGAAGAATCTACAAATGTTGATTCATTACTGATAGAAGCTAAAGATTCTCAGATTAAATTACTGAAAGCTCGTGACCAAATGAATGAAAAGTTGGTAGAGTTAGTTGAACCAAAGTGGTATGAGAATCAATATCTTTGGTTGTTTATTGGATTTATCTTAGGGAAGATATAATGAAACCTGCACCATTAAAAGAAGTAATCAAAAAAGAGTATGTAAAGTGTGCAAAAGATCCTGTTTACTTTTTAAAAAAGTATTGCGTAGTTCAGCATCCTATGAAGGGTAAAGTTCCCTTTCATCTTTGGGATTTTCAAGAAAAATCATTACAAACTTTTGAAGACCATAGGTTTAATATTATACTAAAAGCTCGTCAGTTAGGTTTATCAACATTGACTGCCGGATACTCACTATGGATGATGACTTTTGGACAAGACAAAAACATATTAGTGATTGCAACTAAACAAGATACTGCAAAAAATTTAGTGACAAAAGTGAGAGTAATGCACGCCAATTTACCCTCTTGGTTGAAACAAAATTGTGTTGAGGATAATAAGTTATCTCTTAGATACAAAAATGGTTCACAAATTAAAGCGGTCTCAAGTGGAGAAGATTCCGGTCGTTCTGAGGCACTTTCATTATTAATATTGGATGAGGCCGCTTTCATTGATAAAATTGAACCCATATGGGCAGCTGCTTCACAGACTCTATCAACTGGTGGACAATGTATTGCACTATCCACTCCGAATGGTGTGGGTAATTGGTTTCATAAAACTTGGGTAGGTGCAGAAGATGGAACAAACGATTGGAACTTTATTAGATTACATTGGAATTTGCATCCTGAAAGAAATGATGAGTGGAGAGGTGAGCAAGATAAACTATTAGGTCCTTCATTAGCTGCACAAGAGTGTGATTGTGACTTTATAACTTCTGGCCAAACCGTAGTTGATGGTGTGATACTAGAAGAGTATAAACAAACACATACCAATAATCCTTTAGAGAAAAGAGGAATCGATAGTAACTTTTGGGTATGGCAACCTGCTAACTATACAAAAGATTACATCGTATCTGCCGATGTAAGTAGAGGTGATGGAACAGATTATTCTGCTTTTCATGTAATGGATGTAGAAACTATGGAGCAGGTAGCAGAATATAAAGGTAAGTTATCAACAAAAGATTTTGGTAATATGTTGGTGAATACCGCTACGGAATATAACAATGCCTTATTAGTTGTGGAAAACAACAACATTGGATGGGCAGCAATACAACAGGTAATCGATAGAGGATATGAAAACCTATTTTATACAAGTAAAGATTTACAATATGTGGATACAGAAAAACAAATTAATAATAGATATAGAACACAAGACCGTAATATGGTACCTGGTTTTTCTATGACAATGAAAACCAGGCCTTTGGTAATCGCGAAGTTAGAGGAATATTTTAGAGAAAAGTCAGTAATTGTTCGTTCAAATCGATTAATTGATGAACTTTTTGTATTTATATATAATAACAATAAAGCCGAAGCTATGCAGGGGTATAATGACGATTTAGTTATGAGTTTTGCTATCTGTCTTTGGGTAAGGGATACTGCACTGAGATTGAAACAAGAAGGTATCGATTTACAGAAAAAAGCACTAAGTGGTGTAGCAACACAAATGTTACCTCAGACACCAACGGAAAAGAAAGACACTTGGGAAATGGAAGTGGGACCGAATGGTGAAAAAGAAAGAATAGACTGGCTATTAGGATAAGGAATAAATTATGGCTGATACAACATTTTTAGGAAGATTAAAAAGATTATTTTCTACTAACGCTATAGTTAGAAACGTTGGTGGTAGAAAATTAAAAGTTGTAGATACAGGAAAGCTACAATCAGTAGCTAAAAACAGTTTGGTTGATAGATACCAAAAACTATATTCGAACATGCAAAGTTACGGATACAATGAACTGCTACAAGTTCAACAACTTAGATTAGGTTTGTTTAGAGACTACGAATCTATGGATTCTGATGCGATTATTGCATCTGCATTAGATGTGTATTCTGACGAGTCTACTATGAAGAATGAGTACGGTAAAGTTCTTTCTATCAATACAACGAATGATAATATACATGATATATTACATAACCTTTTTTATGATATCATAAACATAGAGTTTAATCTTTGGCCGTGGATTCGTAATATGAATAAGTATGGTGATTTCTTTTTGAAATTAGAAGTCAATGAAAAGTATGGTGTGACAAATGTTATGCCTTTATCACCATATGATACTGCTAGATATGAAGGACATGATCCTGAAAATCCTAATTTAGTTCAGTTTGAGTATATTCCACAATCAGCTGGTGGTAGTCACGGTGCAAGACATACCAAAAGAGATAAAGAAATCACTATGTTTGAAAATTATGAGATAGCACATTTTAGATTATTATCAGATTCAAACTACGTTCCATATGGTCGTTCTATATTAGAAGGTGGTAGAAAGGTATGGAAACAAATGAGTCTTATGGAAGACGCTATGTTGATACATCGTATAATGAGAGCACCTGAAAAGAGAGTATTCAAATTAGATATTGGTAACATACCACCAGCAGAAGTTGATAACTTTATGCAACAGGCTATGAATAAAATGAAGAAGGCACCTGTAATGGACGAGAAGACTGGTGAGTACAATCTAAGATACAACATACAGAATCTAACGGAGGATTTCTTTTTACCTGTTCGTGGTGGAGATAGTGGAACAAATATAGATACTCTACAAGGACTTACTTACGAAGCAGTTGATGACATTGAGTATCTTAAAAATAAATTGTTGGCTTCATTGCATGTACCTAAAGCGTTTTTAGGATACGAAGAAGGGTTAGGTTCTAAAGCTACTTTGGCTGCAGAGGATGTGAGATTTGCCCGAACAATTGAAAGAATACAAAGAATTGTAACAAGTGAGTTATCAAAAATAGCTGTAGTTCATTTATATGCACAAGGGTTTAGAGACCAAGACTTAGTTAACTTCGAATTAAACCTAACGAATCCATCAACAATATATGAGCAAGAAAAGATAGAATTGTGGAACAATAAAACATCTCTTGCAGATTCTATGTTAAGAGATGGGTTGGTATCATCAGAATGGGTTTATAAAAATGTATTCAAATTCTCAGACGAAGAAATAAAACAAATGGATGAACAAATAGTATTTGACTATAAGACTAAATTCAGAAGACAGCAGATTGAGGCAGAAGGTAATGACCCTGCAAAAAGTGGACAATCACAAGGCACACCATCTGATTTAGCTATGGGAAGAAGTGGTCATGAACTAGATGATGAGGGTGGTTCACCTGAAGGTGGTTTTGAAGGTGCGGGAAGACCTAAAGAAGCAAATAAGTATAGTAAAGATAGTGGTGCTAGGGGTAGAGATCCATTAGGAGCACATGATATGAAAAAAGCCTACAGCACACAATCATTATCAAAATATGAAAATGTACTAAAACATTTGGGAAGTACAGGAAAATCATTATTAAGTGAGAGTAGTGAGGTTGAAGAGGAGTATAAATCTGAAGTAAACTCTCTTATTACTAATAAAAATTGATGACACTTATATTTATATATGAAGTACTATACAAAAACGATTGGAGTTCGTAAATGAGTAATAAAATAAAGCACTCAAAAATAAAGAATACTGCTATTCTTTTTGAGCTATTAACAAGACAAATTACAGCTGATGTACTTAATGATAAAGAGGGAGAAGCTGTAAGTATGTTAAAGAAATATTTTTCACCAAAATCTCAACTTGGTAAAGAATATGAACTATATAAAATTTTAAATACCGAAAAGTACAGTAGTGATAGTAAAGCTAATCACCTTATAGAAGCCGTTGTTAAGGCATACAAAGGTATAAATAAAAAACAATTAAGAAACGAAAAGTATAATCTCGTAAAAGAAATTAGAAATAGCTACGATGTAAATGACTTTTTTAATGCAAGAATTTCAAATTACAAAGTATATGCTTCAATATACAAACTATTTGAGTCAGTTTACACACAAGACCCTAAAGAAGAAACTGAAAGTAGGTTTACTATTATAGAAAATATTACTAAAAAGTCAACTTCTGTAAAGAAAAAAGACAAAAAAGTCTTAGAAAACTACAAAAAGCAAGAAAAAGACTTGAGATTACTTACTTACACAGTTTTGGTTGAAAAATTCAACAAAAAGTATAAGAAACTTACCGAAAGTCAAAGAGACTTACTAAGAAAGTATATCTATAACATATCTAACACCAACTCTTTGAAAGAGTTTATTGAAAAAGAATCTATTCAAATCAAAAAACAACTCCAATCGTTTTTGCCTAAAATAGATGATAAGGTTACTAAGATAAAATTAACAGAGGCTATCAATCAAATAGGTAATCTTTTGAAAGGTAGAATAGTTGAGGATAATCAGGTAGTAGCTTTAATGAGATATTATCAATTAGTTAGGGAGCTTAAGGATGTCTCTAAGTAAACTCAAAGAATACATAAGAGAAATTATAAAAGACGAACTAGAAGAAGCGTCTACATCGGCCAATGTTCCTGGTTATCAGACACCCTTTGCATTTTCTGATCCAAAGAAAGATAAAAAGAAGAAAAAGAAAAGAGATTTAGGTTCAACTGGCTACAATTATGTTAGTGAGGAAATAACTTCTGCAGGGTATTCAGAGATAGGTAAACGTGGTAGATATCTACCATTGGCTACTAAGGAATTTATTAAAGCATTAAAGAAACAAGATGACAGAGAGGTTATCAAAAATATAGAATATATTGCTGATTTAATGGATTTTATGAAAGATACTTTGAAAAATAAAAAGTATAATGAATCAATCAACGAAGGTAAGTATCACGATTATAGAAACGATGAAACTTTGACACCAAAACAAAAGATTGGTAAATCTATGAGAGAGATTAGAGATAGTCTCAACAATTTAGATAAAGTAGTAAAAATGAATGTACGTTTAAAGAATGAGTTAAATGTAGATTCTAGGTCATATTGGAAAAATACACATAAGGCTTTGAATAAAATTAGTGAGAGGTTAGTAAAACTAGCGAACAAAGTAGGACAGTTAAAATAACTGAGGTCACTATGCCATTCGAAGATAAAAAGAAGTCCTATATGGACACGCTTTTTAGTATCTCAACTTTGTTGAAAAGATGGCAGGTTGAAATATCTAAAAAGGATATAGATAAGAATTATATGATTAGAAGACTTAATCAATGGATAGAACAATTGGAAAGTCTGAAAACAGAAATAATGATGGAGAAAGACTAATGATTTCCCTACTAGAAATTG